GATACCACCGCCACCGCCGTCCATGGTTTTTGCTTGGTATCTTTTGAGTGCCATAAGTCCGGCTTTAGGAATGTTAGCTAAATCGCCAAGACCGCCTATTGCACCTGCTGCTGATAAAGGTGCTAGTATAGCACTCATTGGGTCTTCGGCTTTTATGGGTGTTTTTTGAAATATGTTTTTAGTGGGATTCAATACATCCATTGCAAATTCTTTTGGACTCTTTAGACCAAAGCCTGCTTCGTCAGCAAAGTAGCCGGTTTCATAAGTTTCAATCGGTATGCCTGTCACTGGGTTTACATAGGCACCCATTTGTTCTAAAAATGGCAATTGGGTAAAACCTTCTTCGTAGGCTTTTTTGATATCACCTGATTCAAGATTCTCCGCCATAATATTTCTAGCAATTTCTGCTTCTTTTTGTCGCTTGAATTGTGCAAAAGAAGGTGCATCAGGATAGCCTCCCGGTATGGTCGGCATATCTTTCATTGCTTCAAATTGTTCGACTAAAGCTAAATACTCAGGGTAGAGTGGGTCTTGGGTGTCATCGGTTGCACCGCCAACTGCGAATAAATTGATGTTATCAAGTGTTGACATTTGAAATCATGTCCTCTAATGCGTCCATTTCTGCTTTAAGCTGTTTGCCATATTCATTAGCATTTTTCATTATTTTTTGGCTACCTTTAATGTCGGGTAAGTAGCCATCACGAAGGGCGCTTTGCTCTACATCTTTTGCACGGAAAAATCTTAATCTTTGTTCGTTATAAAGCATTTTAACTTCATCAAGTTGTTTTTGTAATTCATCTGTGGCTCTAAAAGCAGGTTTGCCAATTTTATCTGTAGCAATTAAGCCTCTAGCTATCGTTTCATTTTCTTTGGTCATGGCTTTGTTGTAAATACCTTTTGCAAAATCATCAAACTCTTTTTTAGTTTTAAAACCAGTAGAACCCGGTGCTAAAAATTGGTCTAATTTATTAATTGCAAAATCATGGTTGACTCTTTCTGCTCCTGCTGAGTATCTAAATTGTACAGGTATTTCTTTATAGCCTTCAGCTAAGGCTTTGGCTAGTCTGTGATTACCTTCAGATAAATGCGCATATCCAAGTGGTGTAATATTTATGTCTATAGGTCTGTTTAGATATCCTTTGCTTAAGATGCTTTGGGTTAGACTTTGAAATTGGTCGTCTTCAAGTATTTCTTTGCCTCTTATCTTAAAGAAATCAGCACCTGAACCACTCATGGTTAATTTGTCTGCAAGTTTTTTCGGGTCAACAAAAAAAGGTTTATCTTCTTTGCCAATGTAAGTTGTTGGAGTTCCCGGTGCAGCATAGGATGTTGCCTCTGCTTTGTTGTAGAAACGAGATTTTGCATTAGGAAATGTGCCAACATCACTTACATATTTATTGCCACCCTTCATGCCCATATCGTATTGACCGGTACCAAACTGCTTGTTGTATTTGTCTAGTCCTCTTGGTACAGAATTACTTTCATATATTTTTCTAGCAAAATACGGGTCTCCCACATGGTCAGCTCCCGGACTATCTACATATTGAGCTAGCTCTTCAATAATTTTTGCACTTGCAGGTGATGTTTCTTTTGCTTTGTTAATTAATGTTTGTTTACCTATTCTTTCTTTTGGGTCAAAAAAGCTAGAGTTTTCTATAACTTTTTGCAGCTTTGCTTCTACAACTGTTCTTGAGCTTTGTGCGGGTGTAAGGCTTTTATCGTCAGCAAAAACTTTGTCGATAATTTTTTCTTTCATAGGTAATGAAGCTATACCCTTGCCTACTGCTTTTACTTTACCGGGTCCGGCAGCCATAGCTTCCAAAAAGCCACCAATACCTTCGCCTCGCATACCAAGTGCATCAACAATCTTTCTGCCACTAGGATTCATCATTTGATAAAGTGGTCCACCAAAAGATTCTTCCATATCCATAGGACTAATAGGCTCAATGCTTGAAACAGGTGTATCGCCCAAAAGCATCGATGGGTCAAAGCTTTCACTTAACCTCATCTGATTGAGTCTATTAATATCTGCTTCTGTCATTTGCATTACACAAATATATCACACACTTGCTCTATCTTTAAGCTTTCTTAATGCAATTCTTGAAACTTTCCAAGGTGGTATTTCAGCCGCATACAAAGATTTGATTTGCTTAGAAATACTGCGCCAAGGTGTTTTTCTACCTTTAGCTTTATGTCTAGCCAGTGATTTATCAACGTACTGGATGATTTCTTGTTGCTCAGGTATCTCTTTGAGGTACTTATGCTTGCCTTCTTTGACTAACTCATACCCATAAGGCACTCCACCGCCTATATGTCTGCCTTTCTCCACGCAGGCCATCTTACCTTGGTACAGCTTTCTAGCAGTTTCTTCTTTATCCCACTCAGCAAAAGTTCCCATCATGTTGACAAACATATTCACATTCGGTGACTTAGAGGTACTAATGGATTCGGCACCACCTAAGATATCATGAGCAAACAAATGAATGTTCAGCTCGTTAAAGTCATCACGAATTTTGCACAAGACGCTTAATCGTCTAATCAATCTGTCAAGCTTAGCAACCAAAACAACATCGTTGGGTTCAAGATTGCGCTTAAGTTCCTTGCCTTGTGGTCTGTTATCAAAATCTAAAGTACCACTAACGCCGTCATCAACATAAAAACCATCCGGTTCTTTGTCAAAAAGGTACAGTGACATTTTAGTAATGGTTTTTTTCTGTTCATCCAATGAAGTGCCATGCTTGGCTTGTTCGTCAGATGATACTCTGCAATATCCATAAATAGATTCGTATTCTAGTCTTTCCATTGTTCTCCCTTTTGTATTTTTTTAAGTATTTCAATAAGTTCCTTTTGTGACGCTTTTTTGTCTATCTGTTTAAAAAGCTGCACAATCTCAAGTATTAGGCTTGATGTAGTCATTATTCCCCCTCAGGTAATTTAATGTTCTGTTTGGTTAATTCTTCTACCAGTATTCTATTCAATCTTCTAATATCTTCAACAATAGCTTTGTTTTCTTCATTCTGCTCAGCTAAAAACAAAATATCATTAGGCAGTCTGCCTTGCGCCAAATCATTAAATGACTTTTCTGTAACCTCAGACATAGGCTTTCTTTCATATTTATATTTTCTAATCTCAGGTTCTATTTTCTCCAAGAACCAAATTCTGTAGTGATACACGTTAGGGTCCTCGTCAGAATATATCTTTCTTGAGGTCAGCTTCATACCGTGCTTTTTGCCTCGAGTAACTACGTTTTGAGCAATAGAATACTCAGCAATCGTGCCATCAGCTTGAACTTTAGGACGCAAAACAAACGAATCACCTACCTCTAGGGTTTGTAAGAACTTATCCATTTCTGCGAATTTGCCCTTACGGTTTCTAAAGTCAGGCACTTTTACACCCTTATCTACTCTCCAATCAGTCTGCCAACTCATTTCTTCACCTCCTTCTCCTTGTTCTCAATATCTTTCTTCTTAGGTTTTGAGAAGATTCGCGAAAAATTTTTATCAAATGCTTCTTTGTCATAAGGTTTCTGTGTGGAGCCTTTGCCTCCATGCCACTTAGTCATTACGCGACCTCCTTGGCAGCTTTGGCTTCAGCTTCTTTTCTAGCTCGTTCTTCTTCTGCCGCTAATTTAATCAGTGCGTTCATGACCGGGTGAACCAGTTGGTCTTTGTGCCATACGGGCATTTCGTCTTTGCACCTAGCGCAGACGGTTTGGGTGTCTAGGAAATCGCCTATGGTGAAGGTCTTGATGCCGTAATGGTGGGTGTTGACAGTTACCTCCTCGCGCAAGCTGTCTTTAAGCTGTATTTTAAGCTGTTCGATTTTATTTAGTTTCTTTGGATTATCCATTGTTTGACTCCTTATTTAGTAATCTGCGTTGTCTCGCTTTTTGGTTATTTCTCTCTTTCACATCTTGATTTGATTCTGCAAACCAGTCTTCGATGATTTTAGCCTTCAGGTCTTTAGTAGCCATGTCGGTAAAATTCTTAAGCACCCTGATGTTTGATGGTTTGACTATCAAAGTCAGGTGGTCGTGCAGCTTCTCATCAGATAATGCGAAGATGTAGTCATGTCCGTGGTAGGTCCATGTGTTGTTTTCTCTAGTTAATTCCATATATTTACTCCTAATATATTGTTTGTTACAGTGTTCATTATAAGGGTATAAAGTATTAGAGTCAACACTTATGTTCAAATTAATGTAATTTCTTTTTAGGGGTCTGTATTACTTCTTCCGGGACCTGCAATGCTTTCTCAACTGCGGCTAACTGGACTTGGTAGATTACAACCAAGTTGGCAAGATTTGTATTTATGTCGTGTAGGGTCTGATTTGTATATTCAAGCTCTGAAATGATGGTGTCAATTTTCTTGTCGTTTTCTATGCTCATAATCCGTTCCTTTTATTTCGCTTATCAAAATATACTCTTGTGTAATATCTTCTGATAATAGCCAAAATTGATAAAACAATTAATTGGCTTAAAGATATTATAAACGAGTTGTGGGTGAATAGCAGAACAATCGTAATCGTCAGCCAAGAGAGAGGAAAATTAACTATGGCTCCAAGCATGGTGTCAACAGTTGCTTCTCGGAGAGCTGCTTTATCTATTTTCATAATTTTGTCCTTTAAAATTAGATTATACACATATCTGTTGAAATTAACACTTACTTGGAAAAATGAATATAGAATTTGTGAAACTCAGTTACAACCGCTTTGCTGACAGCCGACCCAAAAATACGGGTGTCGGGTCAATAATTATATCTTTTTTCGACTTTGGTTTTGGAATCCAATAGAGTCCCTAGTTATATAGGCTTTCAGAGCATGCAGAAGTGTCAATGTTAGCACTGTGGACACATAGCGATTGACTCGGAGCAGCAACGCCTCAAATGTGTCATGAAGAAATCTGTTGTAAGTTACTGATATTCGGTTGTTTTTTTATTTTTGGCAAAAAATAAGAGAAAAAAAAGAAATCCCCAGTAAAAACGACCCCTCTCGGTTTTCTACAGGATATTAATGAACTGCATGAACTTGAGATATGTCATACATCGTCATACTGTGCGTCAATGATATCGCCTCCGAATATCTCTTTAAGTCTTCCCTCTATATCCTTGTGGCTCATGTTATCCAAGGTCGCTGTGATATTGAGATTCTCTGTCTTCTTTATCTTCAGACCTGCCAGTTCATTCAGCTCACGCAATGCTGAGACCGATGCGTTGAACTGCCCTTTGTCGTAAGCCTCTTCGCTTATCTGCCATAGCATCTTGGCTGTCTTCTCAGGAGTAATTGCA